TCCTGCCGTGGCGGTGTGTTCGTGCCAAATGCTCATGTCAAATGGCTGTGTGGTGTATTCAGGATCACTGGCAAGCCGTTGCAGGCGTGACCATGTGTTGACTTGATCAAGCATGATTGCCTTGAGCTGTTCGGCTGGTGGGTTCAGCGGGCAAAGAAACTGTAGGATTTTCATGATTTTCCTTATGCTACGGTGATGCCGTAGTAAGCGCCCTCATTGCGCTCAAGGGTTTGGCGGTCGGTGGTGGAGAGGACGGAGGGGAACGAAATCAATCCTGATACAGTGCCGTCGAATGGGAGCGATGATCCAGCTCCATTCAACGAACCTATCGCGCTATTGACCCCCGTATAGACGCTCGGAATTGTTGCGCTATCCCATTCCGTGCCGTTCTTAAACAGTTTCCACTGCTCGCTTCCGGTGGTTGATATAGATGTGATTAAAGTGGGTGTATTTGAAATAGCAACCTCTGCGGCGAGACCACCGCTTCCTCCGCCTCCCGTCGCTGAACCGTTGAATACGTTTAAAAACCCAGCCGACGCACCTCCACTTGAAATTTGGTTTGCAAGAATTGCAAAACGGCCAGTTTGGCCAGCGGACCACTGCCCAAACAAAGACCCGGTTACATTTTCAATCGTCGGTGTGAATAGAACAAACAAACTGTGCGTTGTGCCAATAAGCGGAGAAGCGGCAGCTAAATAATCATCCACGCCATCAAACCTGATTTCCGGCTTTCCGTTAAGAGCCTCCAACGCGCCACTATTTACAATGAGCGGTTGCGATCCTGCCGTGGTCTGTGTGGCATTGCGCCCATTGCCTGATTGGTCATACCAAGTGGCAACAAAGCCGTCGCCTGTTGTGCGGACTACGTTCGTTGTTGCGTAATACGGCTGTGCGGTCGCACCCGTATTCAGTTGCGCGCCCCAGATAATGCGGTTTTGCCCGATAGTTCTGCTTGTCGTATTATCCGCATCGGCGGCTGTATTGATCACAGTTATTGCCGTAACCGTGCAGGTCGCGGTGAGCGATATACGATACCAACCATTGCCAACAGACGTTGAACTTGCCGTTGCACCACTCCATCCAGAGCCTATTGTCGAAACAGTGCCAATCGCGCCGGTTAGCATATTCACCCAGCAGCGGGCTTGGTTGGTGACGACTGCCGTATCAAAAAACCCGATACGCGCCCAAGTGCCAGTTGAACCGGCTTTGATAAAGACCGAGCATGTGATCTGCCCCGCCGCAGCGAGCGTGATGGTTTGATATCTGCCAGACGTTGATGACAGCACTGTGCATCTCTCTGCGGTCAGTGTGCCATCGGGGGCTATTTCCGAGTTCGCCGCAATGGTTTCGGCTGACCCTGCATACCCCTCCCACGCCGCGTTTTCAAACTCCTGGGATCGCAGCAGCAGGTTCTGCGATCCGACAAAAGTAAGAAGGGCGGCAGTGTCCAGGCCACCACTGGCGGTGAAGCCAATATCAAGCTCGGCATTGTCGCTCGACCGACGCACCCGCACGCAGTTAGTCGCGGAGCTCTTTAGCTGGTGCGTGCTGTATGCAGCAGCCGCACTTACGCCTAGTAAATCTAAAATATACGACACCTGCACAGCCACCGCGCCATTAGCAGCGAATGGCAGGCCGTTGGAATAGCTGACTGCCGCGCCGGTAGATATACACAATGCACCGCCAGCCAATGGTAAACCGTTGCAATATTGCGTGCCAGTTGGCAACCCTGCTGTTGCGTCTACGCAAATCACTTGTCCGTCATTGCTCAATAGAAGCCCGTTAGAGTACTGAGCGCCGCCAGTCGTAGCCGCGCGGCATAGCGTGTTCAAGCTGTTGATGCGCAAGCCTTGGACGTAGTTATCCCCTGCATCGATGGCAACAGTGGTTAGCTGCACTTTGTCGGATGCTATTGGGAAGAGACTCATATATGGTTTTTACGTTGTATTTGTGCCGCAATTAGGTGTAGCTCATTTGTTTGCGTGCTTCTAACTTAATAGCGTCGGGGTCTGTCATCTCTCGCGGGATGACAATAGCTTTCCCGGTGTCGTACATAACTAGATCAACATTGCCAGGCAAACCCAAGGCTCTTTTGCGCTTTACTTCTTCAACGACGACATTTAAATCTAATGCACCGCTAAAAACTTCAACGCCATCGCGTGTAATAGTCATTCTAGGAATGCCATCAACGTCAATAAAACGACGTTTAACATCATTGGATTCAATTTGAAATGGTTGCATTTTTTAAATCCTTTCGTCTTTGGTTTTGGCCGTGGCTCACCAATCCTCTTGATGTATTTCAATTGATGATGTGCCGCGCCACGTCCCGTAGTCGTCAGTCACACTAATAATTTTGCTTGGGATAAATGCGTAATCGCCAACTAACATAGGGATGCGATTGCCGTAGGCTCTTGCAAGATTGCGGCGTGGCCAATCGTAGAAGCGGCATGGCTGATATTGTGTTTTGCATTCAATAGCAGCAAACTCCGCCAATATCTGAGTTTTTGCTCTGTGCTTAATGCTTTCTGAGTCAATCATATTCGCTCATCTTTCTGTTTTGCGCTTGCCCACAATTCATCAAGTGTCGCTGTCCGTATCGTGCCATCAGGCTGCCCCTTAGCTGCCCAGCGTGCTTCTGGCACTTCTTCTTTAGGTCTTGCCTCCTGCCATGCAAGAGCCATATATCTAGCCGCATCCGCCGCATGGCTTGTCCAATCATGGAGCGGCCTGTCTCTAAACACTTTCTTGTCGCTGTCCCATTCACGCCGGTAAAGCTTCATGGCCTCAAGGCCGTCTTTGCACTTTTCAGCGTCAAACCACATGCGCGGCAGCGACATTCTCACGGCTTGTATGCCGTCCTGCAGGCTCAGATCAGGAACAATTCGACTAGCATACCCAAGTCTAAAAAACTGTTCTTGTGTACTTTTCCCGCCACTTGCAAAGGTTTTTGCCCTTGCGTCATGCGGTAGCCATAAGAAAGGCTTATCGCCTAGCCTGGCGTACTGATAGTTAATGCGGTGCGTTTTGCGCTTTTTTTCTTTGACGGGCTCAGGATCATCCATGTCAATCCCATTTAGCACGTCAACGTAATGTTCAACGCCTTTTAAATTTGTCGCATAAAAGTCGATTACATGAATTTCGCCACGAGTAACCTGATAAAACCAAATAGCCGTATCGTCTGAATACCCTATGTCCCAAGCGGTAAACACCGGCAATTCAGGGTCGTATGTCACATCGGTAATCTGTGCCTCGACAATGTCTTTTGCATAGTACGCGCCAGCGATAGCAGCCTCAAAGCTGCATTCAAACTCTTGGGCGTACTGGTCGTCAGTCATGCCCCTGGCCGCGTCTACCAGCTCGTCAGCATCAATTAAACCGCTATCACTAGCCTTCAGCATCAATGCAAACCAGTCATCGGACTGTTTGGCGTACAGCCAGGACTTATAAAAGTCGTTATGACCTTTTGGCGTACCAATAAAAACTGCCCAGCCTTTACGGTCTGCCAGCATCGGCCTAACAACTTCGCCCCACACGCTAGACCGCATATCTGCGAACTCATCAAGAACAACGCCGTCAAGGTACAAACCCCGCAGCCTGTCCGGGTTATCAGCACCATAAAGCCTGATACGAGCCCCATTAGGCAAGTCCGCCCTTAACTCACTCTCGTTGTACTGAATGTTTGGTATGTCAGCCGTTAGCCGCTTGATGTACAACCAAGCAACGTCTTTGGCCTGATTGAACTGTGGGCAGACATACGCATAACGACCATCTGGTTTTGTACAAAACAACGCACTGAGCACCAGCTCTGCAACACACGCAACCGTTTTGCCTGCGCGCCGATGGCAAACAAGAACTGCCCACCGCTCAAAACGGTTGTGGAAGTCTATGAACGGTTGTCTGGGTGCGTAGCTGTTTATGCCAACACTAGCCGCCATTGCGGATTTGAATTGTTGGCTGCAACCACGAAAGCCCGGTTACTTCAAACTTTAAAGCGTTGCCGTCTGCACCTGTGATCGGCTGCTCTGCCTTGCCCCAGCCTCTATCTATAAGAGCATTGGCCGCGCTTACCTGCGCATTGGGCGAGCCTGTAGCCATGACCCTGGCCAAAGTTTCCACGGCTTTGTCTGTGTACTGCCGCGCCAGCTCTCGAACGTGTTTAACGTCCTCTGGCAGCTTTGGCCGTCCTGACGGGTTACCACTGACCCCTTTCGGGAATGGTTTGCCTGACGGCTGTTTTCGGCTGTTACCAGCGGACGACTTAGGGTTTCCCATATCGCCTCACTATGAATAAAAAAGCCCACACAAGGCGGGCGAAAGTGCTCTAAAAAGAGCAACTGCTAAAAGTGCTGCATCAGGTGCGCGCCGCCAATTAAGGCCAGCACTGCCGGGATTCCCCAGCGTTCTAGGCGTGATGCTCAAGCGGCGAAGGTGGCTTAAATGAACAATCCTACCAACACCACCAACATTCGTAATGTTTAGCGGCTTGATAAATTTTGGAGACGGCTATGCCTTCCAGTTCGCCATTATCATTAAAAAAAGGGGTTTGTCAACTATTTTCACAATTTTTTTCGTTGATTTCTTGTGGATTGCCAACTTTTGCAACTAATTTCCCTGACGCATTGAAGAATTTGATGCCTGATTTCAAATTGTTGTCGGGGTATATTGGGATTTTGTAGCCGCACCCAAAATAATAGAGGCCTTTTTTACCATCAGAATCAATAACGCATGATTCCAAAATTTGGGTTTTTTGAAACGTTTCAGTGTACATTTTAAAAAAATCTTGACTTGCTATCGCATAGCGTGCCCCTTTGCCAAACGTCGCACGGCTCATAAATGTCAATAAATTTCCAGCAGTTATTTCATTTTTTTTGTCAATGTTCATTTAATCAACTCCTTGTTGTTGCAGCACACCAGCCGCCATTAACCGCCGCATCAGCTGGTTTCTAGCTTCTAGAACAATCACGCCGCGCTCTAGCTGGTCAGCGGGTAGCCGTGGACTACGCCATACAGTCTGCCCGGTGGCGCAATTACGGGCGTTCTCGTAGATTGCGCTGCGGTGCGGCTCTGCTATCTCTGACACCTGAAAGTCCACGGCCTTCATGATGTCGCTGCTGATCTCCCCGTCGATGATGTCGTCAACCGTGTCCCAGCCACGGCCTGATTTGGCATTGCGAAACACAGGGTTAGTGCCTGTTTTTGGCAGTGGGCTGTAACCTTTTTCCCACTCGTGCCACTTTGCAAGTATTTCGTCAAGAATTTCTTTTGAGTCATCGCGCATCAAACTACTCCAGTTTATTAATCTTGTGTCATATTAAGGGCGCTACGAA